GCTCCAAATCCACCTAATGCTCTAATGTAGTTTCTATACATATTAGAAGGTAAGTAGATAGTCATATCTTCTGAACCATATACTGTAGATGGAATTGCGTCAGCAATTTTACCAAGCTCTGTAATAATGTTAGCTGCAGTTGAAGCAGTACCTGTTACGTCATTAACGTCACCATCAGCACCTAAAGTAGTGATGAATCCATCAAACTGACCAGCAGTTGCGTTAGTACCTGTCCAGATGTTAGTTTCCATTCTTTGAGCTACTTTATCTGCAACGTGTGCAATTAAAAAGTCAGAGAAAGAAGATGGTAAGTTGTCAAATGCAGAATATCCCATTTGTGCAGCTTCCCAGTCACTTCTAAAATCCTTTTTACATAACTCTAAGTTCACTTGGAACTCTTCTGGAGTTAAGATTCTTTCAGTAAGAGTAAGTGTTGATGTGTCATCAAAATCACAAGTTGCGTTTTTAACGATGTCATCTGTTGCCACTTTTTTCATTACTTGTTTGTATTTAACATTAGGTACTACTGTAATATTACCCTCTGCTAAAGTTTTACCTGATAATAAAGCTGCAGAAATATATTTCCCAGCAAATTCACCAGCGTAAGTAGTAGTTATTGAAGTTGTTGTTGCCATTTTAAATTAATTTAATTATTAGTTATTGCGTTTAATACTCTATTGTAAGTTGTGTTTTTATTTGCGTTTGGAGAAAACCTAACACCAATCTTTCCACTTACTTCGTTTTCTGGTGAATGATTAATTGCTTCAGCAGGCTCATCAGCAGATAGTTCTTGTGGAACTTCTTCTTTAGCTTCTTCTTTAGCTTCAATCATACCTCTTAATTTCTCTACCATAGACTTAAGTTCTGAAACTTCGTCTTTAGTAGCGTACTCTACAGCAGGAGCTTCTTCTACTGGATTCTCCTCGTAGTTTTCCTCTTGTAGTTCGTCAGCTGATTCTTCTGCAGAGTAAGATACTTCTTTCACTTCAGCAGTAGCAGCTTCTTTTTTAATCTCCTTCTTAGCTTCTTTCTTTTCAGCTTTAGGAGCTTCTTCTTTTAATTCAACTTCAGAAGTAGTTACTTCTTCCTCTGTATTAGTTGATAAAAGAACATCTTTGATTTTAGTTACAATTTCACTTGCTTTCATAAGATTCTTATTTATAGTTATTACTGATTTTAAATACTTTGTTGTATTTTTAAGATGCTTTAGCTTGGATTATAAACCATTCAGTACCATCACACCATACCGTTATACCTTCATACGCTTTATTAATTCTATAATGTGTAGATTCACCATCTAATGTCTGTCCACTTCTTGGTGTTAAATCAGCGTGTGTATTTGTTGTATATGAACTGTCTGTTATTAGTCTTATTTGTCTATTTAAGTTTTTAGTTGCTGTTGCATCTGGTAAAGTTATCTCTACTGTATCACTTCCACCTGACCAGCTTAACTTAATCATCTCTGCATTATCATAAGTAGAATCATTTAAGTCTATATCACCACCTCCAGATATAACCGTAATATCAGTTGACACTAAATGTGTAACTATTAGATTCTCTAAATTAGATATTGTAGTTTTTTTAGTTTCTGATGAATGTACAATAGCTATTACTTCAGAACCATCTAAATCTGATGCTGCTACTAAACTTAATTCGGATATTTTTTTATCTGCCATTATAATTTTATTTTACTGTTGTCTTCTTGTAATATGAAATCTATATTTTCTTGTAATAAATAATTAGTTGTCCTATGTATGCTTCCTATTCCTTGTGCTTCTAATGTTCCATCACAGCATTTTATTGAATATGTTCTACCATCAGGACACAAACAAGCTCTTGATGAACTTCTTGGAGAAGAATAACTTAATGTTGCATTTTTTCTTCTTTTCATCTTTTTATTGGAACACAATTAGGAACCTTTCTACCATCTTTATCTTTCATTCCTATTTGCTCATATCCTTCTGTGCAAGGAAGCTTTAGATTGTGTTCCTCACAAGGCATATACCATACATCTCCTTCGTACTCGTGTGTATGATACCCTGAACAACCTATATCTTCAGCAGCTTTTTCTGCTTCTTCTTGTGTTGAATAGGCAGCTCTTCCATCTATAATTGTTGATGCAGCTTCGATTGCATCAAGTCCTTTTAGTTTAGATGTTGTCCAGTTAAGCATTGATTTACCACCCCATAATAAATATGAAATAGTACCACAAGCTTCATTGTTACCTGGGTCATAATAAGCAGCTGCTCTTGATAAATAAGAATATATTCTTTTTAATGTAGGTAGAGTAAATTTCTCTCCTTTCTCAAGCTGTCTTGCTCTAACCTTACCAACTTGAGTTGCACATTTATTGTTTACTTTTTCGTTTAAAGCAATACCTCTTTTAGCATTGTTCTTTGCAGACTGTGGATAACCTCCATAAGATTCAAGCTCTACTTCTTCAGTTAAGCTTGCTAAAATTTCTGCAAGATCAAACTCTGCATTAAGTTCACTTAAACATTCAGAGCAAGCATTTTCTTCTACGCTTTCTTTTGGTCTTTCAAGTCCGTCAGCAAAATATCCCTCTATAGAAAATCCTTTTACTTCTCCTTCTTTTACTGCTTTCCATACATCATCATTTAATACTTTCATTGATACCATCCAAGTTCCTTTTGGTAGGTCAAAACCATAAGCTGATGCTTTATCATTTTTAGGGTCTTCTATTAGCCAAGATTCTACAACTGACATATCAGATAATTCAAATGAATGTTCAAATGTAGAGTTTTGATGTTTACTTTTTATAAAGAATAATTCAGATGCTTTTCTAACTGTATCTTCAGAGAAGTATATATAATAATCATCTTCTTCTCCTTTTCTAAATATCTTCTTGTTAGGTATAAGTGCAGGACCCATAAGAATCCTTTGTTCTGCATCTACTTCTGCAAGTTTAATATCTTTATGCTCTTTTAGTGCAATAAAGTCTTCTTCTATTGCTGGATTTTCAACGACAGAGATAGCTTCAATACCACTAATCTCGTTTTCTTCGTCTATAATAAGTTCTATTATCTTTTCCATAATTAAATAACCATATTAAGTTTATTTTGTTTTATTATCCAATAGATGCTCCTTCAATTGTACTACGTTCAAGTTCCTGTGCTGTTGATACATCAGATGCTACAACGAAAGCTTTTATTGGCTGTTGTTCGGCTTGTGATATTGTTTGAGCCAATTGACTTTCTTGTGTTGCACCTACTACATTAAATGCAGGAGCTTGTATTTGTGGTGAAGAACCTCCACCTCCACCCCCAGAAACACCCAATGATTGACTTGATAATGCCTGTATTTGCTGTTGTGCTTTTTTACGAGCTGATATAATAGTTGCAATAACACCTCCAATAGAAGCCGCATAAGCTGCTATACCAACAGGACCTAATTGTTTCATAAACTCACCTATAGACATAGTGGCAGAAGTAATTGCCCCTGTTCCGTCCATAATTGTTTTTGTCATTGCGTTTTTTAACTGCAAACCAATCTTAGCAAGTTCCATAGCCATTTCAATTTGCATCATATCTCGCTGGAATTTAATTTGCTGTGTTCTCACTTTTCTTGTATCAGAATCGTTCTTTTTTAATAACCTGTTTTTTTCATCTGCAGTTAAATTGTCATTATTTAATATAACATCTCGCTCCGTATCTAATCTTTTAATTTGTGCTGTAAAAGCCTGTGTTTTTACTTGCGACAGTTTTTTAACTTGTGATACTATTATAGATGCTAATTCCTCTCTTTTACTAAGCTCTGCATTTAAGCGATCTATTTCTTTGTCGTGCAATTCTTGTTTAAAGTCATCTACAGCTTTTCTTCCATCTAATTGTCTTTGCAAACTGTCAAATATTGTTTCTTCTTCTTTTTTAATAAATTCAGATGCTACCTTTAATCTTTTAGATCTTTTAGTTCTATCCTTATCTTCTTTTACACCATACAGTAACTCATAAAAAGGATTATCTTTTAACTCTTCACTTGTTTTGTTAAAAGAATCAACAATCTCATTGCTAATCTTGTTTATTTCAGTTTTATTTTCCGTCAACAACCCCTGTATTCTTTTAATGTCACTTTTAAGTATAGTTATATTACCACCAACATCACTATAAGGAGTTAAGCTTGCATCACCCATCCTTTTTTGTTCAGCTACAAGATCTTCTTCCGCTTGTTTTAATTGTCTATTTAATCTTATTCTTTCTGCTAAAAATTCTTTTTCTTCCTCTTGTAGCACACTTTCTGTAGCGTTAAATAAAGCTAATTTTCTTTTAGCATCTAAAAAGTCATCTATTGATCCAGTTGCTTCATCATAACCCTCATCTACAAGTCTTTGTAAAGCGACAGTTCTTTCCTCATCTGACCTGTTAGCATCCCTTGACACATCTGCATATCTTTGCAGTGATGCTATTAATCCATCAGCATTAGTTAAAGCGTCATTGAACTCATCAGTAGTTTT